AGGGGGATCGTGGGATTGACGGTGGTCAGCTCCTGAAGCGTTAAGGCATGGCGGGTGGCTGAGAAGGAATCCTGCGACTGCTGAGCAGTGGCCGAGAGGGAATCTTGCGATTGCTGGGCAGTGGGTGTGACTTTCTCGATTTTGAAAGTCTTGGGCTTCTTGCTTACGTTGGGAAACTGGTAGATGTCCTGGGCGCTCATGGTAAGAGAGGCGAGCATGACTGCTGCTGAGATTACTAACTTTTTCATTTTCTTATTCCTTTCTTTATTGGTAAGTATTATTTTTCGTTGTTGGTGGCCGGGCCGTCTTCTGCTACCATTGCGGCATAGGGCTGACCGACGTTGCGGTTTCTTGTCTCAAGGCGGTCGAGGCGGCGGGCAAGGTCAGAGATGCGGTCGTTGATGGATGAGAGACTCTGGGTGATGGTGAGGGCGGCACTGAGGATGGAGGTCGTGGCGTTCGTTAGGGAACGCGAAGACTTCTCCATGTCGGTGCGTGACGATTCGAGGTCGGTGCGGATGGTACGGATCTGCTTGAGCTCGGATTCGAGGTCGAGGCAGAGGGTGGCGTAACGATCCTCAAGGGCTTGCGCGAGCGACGGGGACGCGCTGCTCGGTGGGGTTGTTGGTGCTGGTGCTTTCGCCGGCTGGACCTCGGTGTCGTCTTTGTTCAACATGTTGCCCTCACCTGTCAGGAGCCAGGCGAGCGAGATAAAGGGATAGTGGGCAGCAATGTCTTTGAAGAAGCGATCCGTGAGGCATTTCGGATCGCCTTTAAGGGCACGGCTGATGTTGTTCTCATTGCGGTCCAGCGCTTTAGCAAGATCCTTCTGTTTCTCTACTTTGTGAGAAAAGACAAGATATCTATACACTTCTTGTAGTCTTTCTTGTTTATTCATATCGAGTCATTCTATAAATAGTGTTAAAATATATACTCAATCGATACAACTTGTAGAGAAAATCTATATCTTTGCAATCGAAATAAAGAACTAATGACAATTGGCCATCTAAACGAGTTGTACCGACTAAGTATGTATTTTATAACTACTTTCTTTGTCTTTATAACGAACTAAGACGGCAATTTGTTACACGTAAATAACTAATTTAACATTTGTATGGAAACGGCAAAAGTAAAATCAGTATCTCGCGCAGACATCCGGGCGATCAAGCCCGGACAGACCAAGATCTTTGCCTGTGGCACCGCAAGGGCGCGCGAGAGCGGTAAGACGACCGCCTACATTGTACAGCGCCTTGAGGGCATCAAGGTGAAGATCGTGAGAAGCCCAGATCCGACGATTCTGTGTGTACAACGGGTTTATTGATTCTTAAAAAGACGGGGACTATGACATTCGATAAGGCAACAAGGCAGGCGATCTGTGAGGCCGTGAGCCGGGAGATCGCTAAGCAGATGGAAGACTATCAAGAGCGGTGGCTGACGGCCGAGGAGGTTTGCAAGACTTTCGGCATGATCTCACCGGACTGGCTAAAACGATACGGGCATAAGTTGCCACGGGAAAGGATGGAGGTCACGGACTCCAAGACGGGAAAGGTGACGGCATCACGGTGGGGCTACCCGCTGCATAGGCTGCAAAGGTTCTTTGCAGAACATGAGAACAAAACGATAACTATATAAAACGAAAAAGCTATGAAGAAGATTTTGGAAGACTTGAAGGCTGAGAACTTCAGTGTGAAGGAAATCGCTATCTATGGGGTTGTTTATCCGTTGGCCTTGATGGTTATCCTTGTTGCCGCCAGCGCACTGGAATAGCAGAGGGCGCTACATAGGGCCGCTGCACAACAGCGGCATACCGAACGGCTAAGCGGGGAGAGGAACCCTAAAAGGGCACCGCACAGAACGGGAGAAATGGACAAACAATTAATCACAGAAAAGGAGAAAAGATGCAATACTATGTAACGGTTACCAGACACTCGAACAATGAAAAGGGGAAACGGGTCGCGGCGATGATATATATACGGCTTCATCATACGATCGTGAGCGATACCGACCTGCCGGAGATGCGGAAGTGGATCAAAGGGGTTATCGAAACTGCCAAAAAGAGCTGCCCACGCTGCAAGTTCGACCAGCTTGAGGAACACGTAGGACCTAAAGGGTCGGTGATCGAGGGGTTGATAACTATCACCTACTCAGCAAGGGAAAATCCCGACTACCCTGATGTCATCATCAACATGACACCGGCGTGGGAGGTTCGCTTCTAAGCTAAGAATGAGGGAAGGAGAAATAAGGCTAACATAAACTTTTAAAATACAAAGAAAATGGAAATCGAAGGTTTTATTACTGAGGAGTGCCCGGTCAAGAGCGGAACAAGCGAGAGAGGGCCGTGGAAGATTGCCGGGTACGTACTGGAGACGATGGAGAGTTTCCCGAAGCATATCTACTTCGAGGTCAGCGACGGCATGGACAACCGTATTGCAAGACTGAACATCAAGAAGGGCAAGAGAATGAAGATTTTCTTCGACATCAACGCCCGTAAGTACGAAGATCGCTGGTTTAACTCGATTCGTGCGTTTGACGCAAAGGAAACGGGCTACGTGGGTAGTAATACCATCAACAACGGAATAGGGGCGTAAACCGCCGAAAAACGGCCAAAATAACGATTTTAAAGTATGGTTAATAAGATACCAGCACCACCAACGGGAGAGGCGACGCTTGACAGTAAGTTCGAGAGGAGCTTCTTCGATGATACCGTAGCGTATCAGGAGCCGCCATTCTTGTTCGAGTTCAAGGGCGTGGGCTTCTCACCGCTGGGAGGTATTCAGGCGTTGAGTGGCCAAAAGAAAAACGGCAAGAGTATTTTCGCCTCGATCCTTATGGCCACGGCACTGTCATCCGATTCGAGCACGAGCCGGTTTGCCACTCGGTTTCCCGGTCTGAGACTGCGGCAAAGTACGATCAACCTGCTCGGACATGAGCCAAAGGTGCTCTATGTTGATACCGAGCAGGAGAAGGAAAACACCGACAAGGTGATCGAGCGCGCGAAGTGGCTGGCAGAGATGGAGAGCCACGTACACAACGAACGGCTGACGATTCAGTGGCTGCGCGCCATCCCGGAAGATGAAGATCCGGCCGAATACCGTATGCAGGCGATCCTTTACGCTATTGAAAGAACGCGCCCGGACTTGGTGCTCATCGACGGCATCCGCGACTTGGTGCATGACTTCAACAACATCGAGGAGAGTTCGAAGCTCATTAACGAGCTCATGGCGCTTTCGACCAAGCACAACATGTGCATTTGGTGTACGCTGCACATGAACCCCCGTCCATCCAACGATGACGAAGAGGGCAAGATGCGCGGACACTTAGGAACAGAGCTCGGAAACAAGGCCTCGGACATCTTCACGATGCGAAAGAAGAAAAATAAGGCCACCGGGATCGTCTCCTTCACGATGCAGCAACTCGACGCACGCGGCAAGGACGTGGACGATCTTGAGCTCACGCTTAACGATGATGCAGGCGACAAGCTCGGAGCGCCGATCATGTTGGACGCGCTTCCACAAGGTCCTTTTACGGCACCAGAGTCTCGCGAAATGAAGATCATCGACCTTCTGAAGGGACTTGAGTGGAAAAAGAACGGCTTGGGCAGGTCTCAGATTTATGACGGGTTTATAAAGGCTGGTATAACAAGCCACCGTGACCAAGAAAACTATTTGAACAAGGCCTTGGACATGGGCGTTCTTGAACAGCCGAAACGTCGCGGTCCTTATTTCTTCAACAAGAATCTGGCCGACGGTTGGGGTGCTGATCCACTCGGAGGTTCAACAACGGAAAAAGACAAAGCGCCATTCTAACAAAAACGATTCAAAATGATGGTTATTCTTAATTCTTTACAAACGCAAAAAATCACGGAAAGTGCCCCGTGCGTCCTGCCTTTGCCTCATACCCCTATTTATTCTTATATAAGAATAAATGGGTATGAGGGCAAAGACGCGCATGCGCCCGCGCACGCACGCGCGATATACTATGTGTTTGCCTTTATGGATAGCCCCATGTAAAACCTACTACAAAAAATAAAAAATATGGACGATCTGACGATACAAAGAATTAAGGACGCTGCCGACATCGTGGATGTCGTCGGGAGCTACGTGGAACTAAAGCGGAAAGGGCAAAGCTGGCTCGGTCTGTGCCCGTTCCACAATGACAAGCATCTGGGTTCTTTTGTTGTCAGCCGGAATAAAAAGAGCTACCGTTGCTTTTCGTGCGACGCACACGGAGACGCGATCGACTTTGTGATGCGGATGGAACATGTAGACTTCTTGCAAGCCTGTAAGATGTTGGGTCAGCGATACGGGATCGAGACCGATGGACGGCTGACTAAGAGCTGGACGCCAAAGGCCGTGGTGCGGAAACCGGTAGTGGAGAAACCCTACCTTGAGCTGCCTCTGCAATATGTCATCGCTAAACGCAACACCGAGGGCGACACGCTGTGCAACTGGCTGCGGTCGCTACCCTGGGACGATGAGCAGCGCAAGCGGTTGCCGGTCATCCTCAAGGACTATGCGGTGGGACATGCCAAGCAAGGACATACCATCTTTTGGCAATTCGACTACGACGGCAAGTTGAGAACGGGCAAAATGATGCTCTATAAGAAAGACGGACACCGGGACCATGATACGCCGGGCAACTTCCATTGGATCCATAACCTACTGCAACAAGCCGGACGCGTGAACCTTGAAGCAACGCCTTATAAGACCTGCTTCTTCGGTCTCCAGATGTTAGGGCTTGCGCCTCACGCTACCATCAACATCGTGGAGAGCGAGAAGACCGCGATCATCTGTGCAACGTACTGGGGACTGACCGAGGATAGTCTGTGGGTAGCCTGTGGGGGTATGGCCTACCTCACCAAGGAGCGGCTGCAACCGTTGATCGACGAGGGACGGTATATCCAACTGTTTCCCGACCATGACGGGATCGAGCGGTGGACGAAGATAGCCAAGGCTATCGGCTATAAGCGACTGAGCATCCGCACCGACTTTGTGACGAAATACTGGGGGCCGGAACTCGGACCCAAGGCCGACATCGCCGACATCCTCGTGAGGCAGATGACGACCGGGGACGAGGAGAAGCCCAAGACGCACAAGGTCACGGACACCTTGATGGAGCGCGGGCAACGATGGGTCGAGGAACTCGCCAAGCGCAATGAGCACTTCGCAAGGTTGCGGGATGAGTTGAAGTTAGAATTTGTAAGATTTCTTTAGATAGATGGAAAACAAAGAATATAAAAGCATTGCCACGAAGGTCAGTCCTGAAGCCTACGAGCTACTGGGACGGCTCGCCAGGAAGCACGGGGTGAAGGTGTACGAGCTCTTGCAAAACGCTGTGTCTGTCTTCATTCGGTATATGAGCGACCAGCACAACTTAACGCCGGAGATGGAGGCTGCCATGACGCTCTTTGAGCACATGGTCGGATGGAAGGAAGCACTCAACCTTGCCGACCCATCCGTTCGCAAGCAGATCTGCGAGGCGACCTACTACCTTTGCGACGAGCGCGGCAAAAAGCATGGGAAGGTAGCGGTACACGTGAATACTCCATGGTTCGGCGACTGGAAGCAGACCGAGAACACGGCCACGATCCTTGAACGTACCTTCGAGAATCTCCTGCCGGAACTCTACCGTCGGCTGCGTGCCTTAGCTGCTGACAACGGATATCAGAGCATCCTCCAGCTGATCACCATGCTGGTCAGCAATGCCGAGAAGGGCGACATGATGCGCGACATCCGAGAAGGTTTCGAGGACTGCTACCGCACCGATTACGGCAAGCCTTTAGCGTATGGCGAGCGCACCAAGCGCAAGGCGCACTACTCGGTGACGGGTGAGGAAGCCAAGGCCTGCAAGCAACAGACGATCCACTTCGAGGCGGGCGACGTGCCCGACCTGCCGGAGCTTCGCGACAAAGATAAAGAACAACATTAAAGCAAACAAAAATGATATACGGGTATTTAAGGGTGTCTTCAGATGAGCAGGATGTTAACTCTCAGCGGCAAGGTGTTGAGAGTTTCTGCAAGGAACACTCGTGGCAAATTGATAAATACATAACCGATGAGGGCGTGAGTGGAGGTAAAGATCCAGACAAGCGAAACCTCGGACCTCTATTGAAGCTGGTCACAAAGGGTGATAAAATCATCTGCTCGGAAATATCAAGGCTCGGTCGTGACTTATATATGGTGATGGATATTCTTCACTTCTGTATGGAGCGTGAGTGTGTCATCTACACCGTCAAGGACAGATTCGTACTTGGTGACGATATAAGCTCCAAGGTGTTAGCTTTCGCTTTTGGTTTGTCTGCTGAGATAGAGAGACAGATGATACGCCAGCGTACACGTGAAGGTTTGCGACTGAGAATGAAGATGGGCGTACTTCTTGGCCGTCCCATCGGACGGGCGAACAGCGATGAAGCCCAGAAGTATGGAGCATGGAAAGAAAAGCTCAAGCAGATGGTTGAGTGGCAGATGGCACCCCGCCAGATAGCAAGAGTAATAGGGTGTGACAGAAACACCGTCAGCCGCCTTGTTCAGAGATGGGGGTATGCAGACCAATGGGATTTCAAATCAGACTGGGCAAAGCATGATGGTGAACGACGCGCGAAAAAAAGAAAGCCTACCTACAAGGAGGGCGACTACTCCATCGTACCGCTTGACCGCGAGAAAACCATCTCACTGATTAATGCAGACCTGACGCTTCCTCAGATTGCTGAACAGATGCCTAACTTCACCTACGAGCAGGTATACGACACCATCCTTTGTGATGCTGAGTTTAATGATTTGTACAGAAAACACGGACAACTAAAGGTAAAGAAATGCAGACATTAAAAGAGTTATGGAACGCCACGTGCTTGTCGGCTGGCATACCGGCCATCAGTACCGACACGGCTGCAAGGATAATGGCGGTCACGTACGCACATGGAAACAATGAGGCGTTTGTTTTTAATCCAAATTTTGTCGCAGATCTCGACTATATCTGCAAGCGGTTTCATATTCATGGAACTGGTATTCCGGACGCTGACTTTGCTGAATTGCTTCGAAAGTACATCAGAGAGTTGGAGACTTTCGAGAAAGCACATGAGGGCGAGAGTTCGCAGGGTGGAGCACTTTTCAAGCCACACGTACCGCAATGGGCGGTTGACTTGCTCAAGGATAGGTACGACATCAAATTGATTAACTGATAATAAAAACGATGACCAGGCATAGCAAGTTATATCAACACTTGATGAACTCGAAGCGGTGGAAGGAGTTGCGACTGAAGAAGCTCCAGGCGAACCCACTGTGCGAGCGGCATCTGAAGGAAGGCAAGGTGGTAGCTGCCACGTGTGTGCATCATATCGTCGAGGTGGAAAGCGGACGGACACCGGGTCAATGCGAGACCCTCTGCTACTCCTGGACGAACTTGATGAGCCTCTGCCGGGAGTGCCATGCCGAGATCCACCGGGAAGCCGGTAGTCATACCAAGGACAACCACCAGCAACGAGAGCAGCAGCGACTCGACCAATGGATCGCAAGACTGCGCGGTGGATAGAGACCCCGGGGGTATGATTTTATTTAGGGGGAGGGCCAATAATCGGAAATACACGTGCCCTTTTCTCAATTGATACGATAAATTTTGGAAAACCCGTTTTTCGAGTGCGCTGCGTCGGCGGTCCTTGGACTACAGGCACGGCGGGATGGGCGAACGACCACCATCCGGGCGTAGCACCACTTGGAGCGGAAAAAATTTTTTGAGATATGCCAAAAAGGAATTTTATCAACCAGAAGTTGCCCTTGCAGCAGCCGGACTGCTGCGCTGAGTGCCCGTTGCTTGGGATCATCCCACAAGAGGCAAGGAAATATGGCAGTTATGAGACCCTCGTCTGCCTGGGGACCATGGATGCCATGACACAACGGCAGAGTAAGATCAGGGTGAGCAGGCGGGACAGCAAACACCCGCTACACCGGTACTGCGATACACGGTGGCAGGCATGGACGCTGTTGGAGGGGCATGAGTTCCCCATCTCGATTGAGAGCTACAACAGATACCGGCTGCCGTATGAGATGAGCTTTCAGCCGCTGATCAGGTTTCATAAGAGAGGGCGGCCGAGGAAGGAGAAGGGAGCTGCTGCACAGCAGCAGCCTACAGTACGGAACGAGGACGAAGCCCTGGAAGGGCACCGCACAGAATCGGGAGGGGGAGGATCAAGATGAACAAGAGTTGAACGAGGAAAAATAAAGACATGGAAAATATAGGAAAACAAAACAATGGCCAGCGAGAGGACGGCAAGCTGATGAGCCGCCGGGAGGTCTCGGAACTGTTCGGGGTCACGGCACAGACAATCGCCAATTATGCGTCGAGGGGCATCTTCAAGGAGGTGACGTATGGAAAGAATCACTTCGTGACACGGGAGAGCGTTGAGCGTGTGCTGACGGATATGCGAAGCGATGATGCGATGCAGAAGGAGATTGCCGACCTCCATCAGAAACTGGAAGAGGAGAAGGCTACGGCCAAGCAGCACCTACGTGAAGCCGAAAAGAGCAACACGATAATCAGCTTGTTAGGCTCTAAGGGTGGCCGTGATGCTGTTGTTGCGGTTATCCGCTCGATGGGGCACCGGCATCTGAGTGCGTCTATTGTCAATTCTGCCATTGCCTTCCTGGAAGGGTGGAATATCGAGAAGGCGCGTGGTGAGTTCGGTGTCCAGTCGATGCAAAGTATGCGTGTCCGGCTGTACAGAGTGCTGAAGACGATGAAGAAGCTACCGTCTTACTCGGACTTGGAGGATGATATTGATAGCCTGATAGAAGAGCGTAACGGGCTGAAATACTATATTAACCAGTTGAAGACTGGACGTGCGCAACTTGCTGAACAGGTTGGCAAGAATACCAAGGCAGAGACCGACCCGGATATGGCAAAGCTCAGACTGTATGGCCGAGGGGTCGAGGAGCTCAACCTACGGACAAAGGACATCCGGATATTGTATTTACACGGAATTGAAAAGGTCGGCGACCTTGTTAAGCTCAGCTGTCATGACCTGCTGCGCGCTAAGGGCTTGGGCAGGACGGGAATCTACCGAGTCGAGGAAGCACTGGAGGCTTGGGGGCTGAGACTGAGGGAGGCATGAATTTTAACAAGAATATTGAACGATGGCTACACTGGATGATATATTCGAGGCTAAAGCCAAGCACTGCCTGAGACGGGCGCGAGCGCTGTGTAAGATATACGCAGGGGAGATGTATAGCGACCCGATGGAAGCAAGAGAGGCTTACGCTAAGCTCAAGGCAGAGTTTGGGCTGGAGAATTTGGATGAGAAAAAGAGAAAAGGACATGAATAACGTAAACAAAACAGAACACCTACAGTCTAAATCAGAAGATCTACAGTTGATGGTGCAAAAGGTTGGCGAGACGGCCGGACTGGTGAAGCTGATCTGTGGGGTATGCAACAACGCGGCACACCTGTTGGCCTTGGATGCTATGGATGAGATTCGACGCTATCCGGGAGCTAAGAAGCGGATCAAGGGGGGCTACTCGATTTGGTATGAGTTCAAGCGGGTTTTCTTCGCTTTTAATGAGTATGAGAGGAAGCTGCTCTATGCTGAAGAGAATCGATTCTTTCACCTTGCGGATATGGCATCAGAGACTCGCAAGCGGTATGGCAACATCAGCGACCGCGATTACTTCGAGATGTGGGAGACGCTGGGTGGATATATCTACACGCAACGTAAGGATTTTGCCACGTGTCTGCAAAACAAGTGGCGGCTCTATCTTGAGCGAAAAGGCATCAAGGGAGCGGACGTGAAGGCGTGGGCGCTCACGGCACTGAACGGATTCGGGATTGCATCGGTCGGATATAACACGGCCATGGACCAGGCACATGAGCAGCTACCACTCTTGAAGTCATCGGTGCTTCAGAGCATCTTCGGTTCATTCTCCATCAGCCACTTGGGGCAGATGTGGATGAGTGCCATGGGCAGCCTCGACCATGAGGCGCTGATGCTCGGACAAGAAGCTCTCGATCCTAAAGAGGGGGACAAGAATATCAAGGTCAGCGTCGAGCAGTTGCAAGATGCGTGGCTGGGCGAGAAGTCTATATCGGACGCTATGCGCCGGGCGATTAACGGGTATTCCGACGTTTTCCGGACTCAGGGAGAGATGAAGAAGAGTCTGAAAGAAGTCGACGAGTTTGAAGAAGAATTAGTAAATAATTAAAAGATTTAGAAACTATGGAAGAAAAGAAGAAAGTTTGGATCCGGGGGCGCAAAGGCCGGGGAAGCGAGATTAAGGGAATCTTGGAAGGACTTGGAGCAGAAGCAAAGGGTATCAACTGCAACGAGGGCGACTGCATCTATTTTATCAATCACAACAACGAGATTGATTATGTGCCGGGCTTCGGCACAGAGCTGGCGCAGGTGATCATGGACAATTACCGAGAGATTGAGCTCCCAGCTGAGCAGTGGAAGGATGGGGATATTCTCGCCTTCAACAAATATCCGGGCTGTTATGCTGTGTTCAAGAGATTCTGCGAGGATCATTGCTTCGAGGCGTACTTCCTCATTGAACATAACGGGGTACACAGCGAGATACACTTCAATATCACGGCATCCGTAGAACCTTATCACCTGGCAAACGCAAAAGAGAGAAAAGATGCTTTTCGGGCGTGCACTTCCATGCTGAAAAATCTCTTTGCGGTGGATGAAAAAGCGGAGAAATGAGAAACTATAAGATTAAGCACAGCAAGCGGAACATTAAGAAGGTGTTCAAGCATGTATTTGGAGAAGGAACGTTTGTGTGTGTTGCGCACGTACATGGTATGAGGCCTCGCTATTTTAGCAAATCGTCGGTTGAGCTGATGCGGTATATGCTTGTCTGCCACTGGCGTTGATACTGAGGGAGGTACTTGGCGGGTATGTGCTAACGTTCCCGGATACGGGCAAATTGTAAACTTTAATTTTTGAGATATGAAGGTAGAGAAAGTGATGATTAACGGGAAGGGGTATTACCATTACCGGCACTGCGAGAAGATCATGGCGAATCTGTGCATGCGGTGCTGTTTTTTGAAGGATCGCGAGGGCGGAGGGCATCGCTGTGCGCTGCCATTCAAGTGCGAGCCGGATGGGTATTATATACGCTATAACGAGAAGCCGGTCGAGATTGGAAACGAGAAGATCTATGTGGACGTACCGCCACCACCAGAGCCGGGCGAGAAGGGACAAGAAGTGGAAGGGGAGGCTGCTGCACAGCAGCAGCTTACTGAACGAAGCGAGGGAAGGAAGCCGGGCATCGGGAAACGGGGCTACTATGGGTTCCCAAACGGGGTCGAAGCGGAGGATGTATGCCGGTACTTGTCGTTTAACCTTGGAAACGTGGTCAAGTATTCATGCCGGGCAGGAAGGAAAGACCCGGCAAAGAAGATAGAGGACCTTGAAAAGGCTAAGGACTATCTGGAGAACGAGATCGAGCGGGCGAAAGAGGAGCTCCACAACGAGATCGAGGGGATGAAAGAAAAGATCGCGAAAGAGAACGAGGGACGATGATTGAACAAAGCATTTTGTGGGGCATCTCACTCGTGACTCTGATTGTGTCACTGTCGGTGACGATCGGGCTGTTCTTTCACGATGATGATTAACAACTTAAAAACGGATATTATGGCTATGATTATTGGATTTTTGGTGTTTGTGGCCTTTTGCTTTGGATTCCTTGCGGGAGGGCTGATGGCAGAGGAAAAGCGAAACGAGGAAAAGGAGGAGGGATGAAGGAGGGCCGCTGCATAGCAGCGGCATACAGGACGAGAGGAAAGGCCGCTGCACAAGGCCGCTGCATAGGGCCGCTGCACAACAGCGGCAAACAGAACGGCTAAGCGGGAAGGGCGATGCCCTAAAGGGCGACGCACAGAACCGGACAGACGGGAGGATCGAAACAAACAAACAGATATGGCGAAAACAAAGACGGCGCGAGACTATGAGCGCGAACTAAAGAAGATGATCAAGGGACGCACCGGAAAGGAGTGCGAGGCTTGGCTGTTGCCGCAGATCACACTGACGGCAAGCAACATGGTGATGATTAAAAGGATCGAGACTGCTATCAGTGAGGCGGACTTGACGACCATCGTAAGAGGGTCGATGGGACAGGCGAAAACGGAGATCAACCCGCTGATCCCGTACTATGACAAGCTGCAGCGGACGTTGCTGGCGCAACTGGAGGCGCTCGGCTTGAACTATAACGTGACACCTAAGAAGGTCACAGAAAACACGAAACAGGGCGGCAAGGAACAAGATGTGCTCAAGCAGACGCTCGACATTGCAATGGAGGGAACAAGAAATGAAGGTGATTTATACTAAGAAAGAGCTGGGGCGGTATTTCCGACTCACGGGGATGGGGATATTGGCCAGTATGGTAAGGGTACCGTGGGGCGTGGTGCTCGTAGTGGTTAACCTTGCAGCAGGGTTTGTAAGATTGGTGAGGGCGTGCGTGAAGCGGTGGCCGATGCGCACGCTGCTATTTGCCCTCGCGGGCATGTCGCTGCTGACCATCGTGGTCTTTATGGATATGAAGGTAAGACTCACGACGTGCGAGTGGCAAAGAGACTCCCTCAGACAAAAGGTCGACTCGGCCGAGGCGTGGAAGAAAGGACACACGGTGAAGTATGTCGACTACGAGGGAGAAGTGAAAGAATAGATTTCTCAATTTTAATAATTTGTTGTTTATTTTTGCCCGTGAGGGTAGCTTCACAATTTTAAATGACTTTTTTCATGTACTGATCCGAACTGCTGTGAAGCCCTTCGGATTTTTAATTAAAAACTTTGAGCCGCTGCAAAACAGCGGCATACAGAACTTTCTACAGAACTTTCTACAGAACTTTGGATTTTCTTTAAGAACAATTAAAAACAAAGATATGACAGAAAAAGAGAAAGAGCAGATAGTGATCGCACCCATCCTGCTGGATGTGGACTGCGCGGTCGAGGGGCTGAAGGTAGACGCTAAAAGCGTTGCGGAAACCTTTGGCAAGGTCATCGGGGCTGAGTTTTATTACTGGGTCGGGTATTCGGACTACTGTACGGCCGTCTTCGACAACGAAAAGATCTTCAACATGGATGAGATGCTCGTTGTGCTGACAAGGCTGAGCCATTGGGTCGACGTGTACGGATCGCTGCTGGCCGTAAGATGCGCCATTAACGATTGGTGGGACTATGCCATCGACATCTCTGGCAAGGAACACGTAACGATCAACTTGAACGCCTGGCTCATGGGCAAACGGCCGAAAGGAGGCAAGCGATGAAAGACTTGACTCCAATGCCGGGTGAGCTCCATCGTGGTGAGCACCAGTGCATCTACCTTACCGAGGAACAACGGCGATGGTTCGAAGTTGCCGTGCGCAACTACTCGATGCGGTACGTCGCTGACAAGATGGGCGTGAGCGACAAGACGGTCTCGAAACTCATTAATAAGTTCGGACTTCGCAAGGTGCGAGGGTATCAGAGTGCAACGACTTACTATAAGTTGCATCCCGAACTGCTGAAGGCACGGAATGAGAAGATCAGACAGAGACGAAAGAAGCTCATACGGCGGGAGCGATTCAACATAAGGATGGGGCTGCATCAGGAATCAAATATATATTTAAGCCCCTACAGTCTCTCGCTTACTGACTATTCGTGGCGCTCCCAACTTCGTCGAGATGGCTACGTAGTCCCCCGTACTGGCCGTTTCGTCACAGACGACCCGAAAACCTTTTACTTCGACAAGCACACCAAGCGGCATAAGGTAATAGAGCGGCACATGGAAAAAGAGGGCTATGCCTTCAAGCCACTGTCGAGTCGGCCAAAAGGGCACCGATCAGTCTGCCCGGATGACCATAGTCTTCGAGAGTGGATGCTGTGACGCTTGAGTTAACCTATGGATAATGTTATTGCGATATATGAGGGCCACCTCAATCTTAAATTGTTTTTATCGATCATACGGTAAATTTAAAAATTATCCTCAGCGGAGGGACAACTGCCGGTCTGTGAGGATAGGCAGACATAAGCCCAGCGGTGCGAGACCACCTCGGAAACGGTCTCACGTCCCCCGTCGCGTACCGGGTTCGACTCCCGGGCTGGGCGCACGATGAACAAAAAGCGTCTCTACAATGACAAGCGTCCCCGGGCGCACGCGCTGCTCCCCCGTGAGCACTACGCAAAGAAGAACGGGGCATGGAAACCTAAGCGCGCCTTCCCTTCGGAGCTCAGCGCGCGGCCGTACCTCTCGACACAGATGAGCGCCGACGGCTACCGGGTCTACCGCTGCACCGTCTGCGGCAAGTGGCGCGTGGGGAAATACACGAAGGACGGAGATGCCGACCAAAACGAATAATTCTTCATATACTTAAATGTTGTAAGTGATTTTCTTATATTTACTGTTAAAGGGTTTATAACTACTTTCAACCGAGCCGTTGGGAAACGATCCCGGCTTTTTTAATTTTTGGAAACGGCTATTTTCCCGAAGCGCCTGAATGAAGGAGATGGTTGAGTCTTTCATCTTGCTTGATTAAATGGTCGATGTATTCGCTTTTGTTGCGCTTGGTATTCAGGATCTCTGCCGCCTCTTTCGTGATTCGTACGCTGACGGCAAAGGTGCGCCCCGTGGCGGGGCGACCGGTGGCAAATTTGTTTGTGCTCATAGGTGGAAACCGCTTGACCGTGCTGCGGTAGGGCTGAATGATTGATTAATAAACGCCTTTGTGGAGGAGGTAGACGTTCTTCATGTTAGCGGCCTCGCCCTGTGCCTGGAGCTTTTTCACGGCCTCTTTCTTGTTCTCTGCGGGAATGTGGATGGCGCATTGCTTGCCCATAAAACTGTAAGTGTTCATAGTTGGTGTGTTTTTAATTGTTGGTGTTTTGTTGTTGGGGTGGGACGCTGCGGAGCAGTGTCCTACTGAACGGGCTCGGATTAGTAGCCGTCGTTGTAGATCTCTTTTACGTGCCCGGCGTCGATGACGTGGAGGGCGGTGGGAAGGACGGACTCGGGCTTGACCATGGTGGGGTCGTTCTTCCAGCTCAAACTGATCATCCACTGGTTGTTATCAAAGAGGTGCTCGTCTCCGTCGCTGCCGTCGATCATGATGTACTTGTTCAGGGCGTGCTTGTTTCCGTCTCTATCTGTCCAGGCGTTTGTCTCATCCTCTTCGTCGAGCTCTATGATCACGCGGTAGCGGATGGGGGTGTCGATGGCTGTGAGCCAGCAATCCATGAAGTCGCGCTGGAGCTGTATTTTGTCGTAAGTGTTCGTTTTCATAATCGTGTATTTTTAATTGTTGGTGTTGGTGGTGATGGCGGGGAAGATCCCCGCTCGGCCTGTTATCTTAGAAGGTAACAATTGTTTTGCGTCCAATCACTCTGAAGTTAGCGCCCTTGCTTGTAAGCTCTAAAACCTTCTTCTCTGTGTCTGTCTCGCTTTTGAAATTTAATGCCTTCATAATCTTGTATTTTTAATTGTTTTACTATCTCTTTCTTTATTACACTGCAAAGATACGAACTTTTTCTCATATATGCAAGCATATAAGCAAATAAATGATTGCATATAACATTGTTTAACGAATGATGGGAGAAAAGGGGAGGAAAAGGACGGGCGGGGCGAAATTTGCGGTTAACCCCTGTCAACCTTTTTCGCGGTAGGTAGAAGGACGCTGCAAAACGGCCTCAGACAAAACGGACGGGCGATTGAGATCAATCGGACGTGCAAACGAGACAAAACACACGGGCAATTTGTCCGGGAACATATTATTAACCACTTAAATCTTTTGGCCTATGTCAAAAATTAAGTACAAAATTGTAGAGAACAAGGCCGTGGAGCCGCATAGCTTCTACGCTATCGCCATTGCTACGGGTAAACTGAGTTTTGAGGACATCTGCGAGGAAGCGAGCGACGGCAAGAACGTCACGCCTGCCATCATGCGGATGTGCGTGAGTGAGTACATGAAGGCGGCGCGGCGTGAGCTGATCCGAGGATTCCGGGTGCCTCTGGGCGAGGACTTCCTGACGCTCTATCCCAACATCCGGGCGAGTGCGAAGGACACCAAGGACAAGGAGGGCAAGACCATCGTGGCCACGCCTGACAAGGTAAGGGTGGCGAACGGACTGAGCAAGATCGGATGCTCTGTGAGCCGTCAGTTCAGCGCGGAATTTGCGCAAAAGGTGGAGTGGCAGCGCGTCGATGCTCAGACCGGATTGCCTGTTGAGGGCGATGAGGACATCGCCGACGATGCCGGCACCACGGGCGGCAAGACCTCGGAGGGCAGCGGCACGGGCACTGGAAGCGGCACCCAGCCAGGAGGAAGCACCGGTGGCGGCACGGGCAGCGGATCCGGTGGCGGCAAAGAAAAGGAAGTTTAAGTTTTTTCGTGTATATAGGTATTTTTAATTGATTTACATCTCATTTTAGGATGCGCTGGGGCTTGCGAAAGTCTCAGCGTGTTTTTGTTTACCTATAATTGGGTTTTGGCCGATGGATAGAAAAGAGAACAATTATGACCAAAGATCAAGAGCGCAAAGTTGCCGCCAAGCAGCTGCTTTGCGCAAGATACACCGACCAGATGAAAGAGCGGCTGCGCGCGATTGATGAGCGGCTCGTCGATTATTATCAAGACATGATCGCACACTCGTGGGCTGTCGAGGGTGCCGATGATGACTATTACAACATTTACGAGATCCTCGGAGCCGCCCGCTTCCTGCGGATGCTCAAGGACTACGAGTTCAACTGCCGCAAGGTGCGGACGGTCATCCGACTTGGTGAAGGCGTGTGGAAAAAGAGCGACAAGGGCTACTGGGAGCACGTGAGCGGTGGCGTGAAGCAGCCAGGCACGAGTAAGGATCAGGTCTACCGGTGGGAGCCATTCCAGGTGCTGATCCTCGCGGAGATGTTCGGACCACTCGCCTGGATCGACACGCAAGACCATGTGGGCGACCGGCCCACGCTTGAGACCGAGCGCGTCGACGATGACGGCCGGATCCTCGACCTGCGCCGCCTCTGCACCGACTTCACCTTCTATGCCGCCCGCAAAAACAACAAGACCGGGTTGGCGGCGTTTATTCAGGTCGTGTTCTTCCTCTTGGAAGACCGCAACGCCGAGATCTATTGCTGTGCCAACGCTGCGGATCAGGCCAAGACGCTGTACACCCGCACCAAGGACATGCTCGCCCAGCTCGACCCCACCGGCCAGCGTTTCCGCCTCACGCAGACCATCTGCGACTGGCGCAAGGAGTGGCACGGGGTGCATCACTCTTTCATCCGTCCCCTGTCAGCCGGTGGCAAGACCAAGGATGGTGCCTTCGCCCAGCTCGTATGCGCCGATGAGTACGGATCCGCCCCGTGGGTCGGTGGCAAGAGTGATATGAAACGGCTCGTCGATGTGATGGAGTCGTCTATGGGTGCGCGCCGGGAGCCGATGACCTTTACGACGACAACGGCCGGCAACATCTCCGAGGGACCGTTCATCGAGAAGCTCAACGCCTTGCACCTTTTGCTGCTCCGGGAGCTCGACATTGCCACGGGCAAGGCGCAACCCGACGTGAGTCTCGACCGCACAAGCTGCCTGCTCCTGGAGCCGGATGTCTGGGACCGCGACGAGGAGACGTTGCTCACCGCCCACAACGTTCGACGCAAGGTGAATAGGATGCTCGGAAAGATTGTGCAGCACTCCTTCTACGATGACTGGGTGAGCCGTGTGCGCCTCGACCCCAACAATTACAACGAGTATTGCGCGAAACTGATGAACGTCTACAAGAGTGCCACCGTGGAGGATTGGATCCGTCCCGACCAGGTGCGCAAGCTCGTGGTAGACCACCGCGTCGATGCCTGCCTTGCCACGCAAGGCTGGATTGTCTTTGTCGGGCTCGACTTCTCCCTGGGCAATGACCTCCATGCCATGAGCTATCTCTGCTATCACCAGAGCGAGGACCCCGCCCAGCGTTATTTCTTCGCCGACTGCGACGCGTGGATCACCGAAAACACCCTCAACACCTCGCCCATGCGCGAGATATACCTGCAATGGGTGGCCGAGGGTTGGCTGCATGTCAGTCCAGGTGAGACCCTCGACCCCAACGCGCCCGTCAACCGAGCGGCGGAGCTGTACGACAAAGGCGTGCTGCTCGCCATGTTCCTCTACGATCCCTACAAGGCGAAGACCCCGATCAACACGCTCAGCGCGTATATCTACAGCCGGGGAGCTGACCCGAAACAGATTGTCCTGCCCTGCCGTCAGAACTACGCCACCTTCAACCCGGTGGTGCTCGAAATGGATTACATGGTGAAAAACGACCCGCCCGTCATCCACTTCTCTCCGTCTCCCCTTTGGCCGTGGTGCTTCGGCAATGCCGTGCTCGACACCTCGAATGACGGCATGGAAAATCACAAACCTATCAAAAGGGATCATAGCTCCAAGATAGACCCCGTGATCGCACTGCTGGAAGGGCTGGTGGGGTATGACCTGGCGGATGGAAGGGTGAACGATAATTCATAGTTTTTGAGTAATGTTGCATGTTCCCCCGTAGGGCTTCGGCCTTGCGGGGGCTTGTTTTGTTAACCCTACAGTTCTTTTTGCGGGATAATTAGAAACAAAACGAACTATGCAACTTACAGAAGATCAGATACGAAGAATCGCCAGGCAAGAGGGCAAGAAGATTGTCAACGGCGGCAGTGGTATGGTCATCGGCGGCGGGGCGGGCGCTGCTGGTACGGTCGAGACCGCACGCGAGGCCAAGCACGCCAAGGAAGCGGACCACGCCAAGGAAGCCGACCATGCGACCAAGGCCGCCGGGCTCGACGACGCTGCACAGACTGCCCTCGACAATAAGTACCTCCGTAAGGACCAGGACGACTCTACTGAGCATAAGCTCGGCATGGGCGCTGCAGAGGTGAAGGGCGACGCTGCTGTGGGTGGAAACTCTACGGTGGGCGGTGATGCCGCGGTAAAAGGCGACGCCTCGGTTTCCGGCCACGTCCTTACCGATGACATTCACAGCTACGACTCTGATGGCAGCACAGCCATGACTGGCCGTGGCTGGACACTGAAAAATGTCACGGATGAGAGCGGCACATACTCTGTCCTTGCGGTGGATAATCTTGTTGTCCGCAAGAAGATGGAGGCAGCCGAACTGGAGATCCATAAGAAGACCTATGTCGGTGCTCAGATGATTGCCTCGGACTGGGGACATAAGATTCTGAGAGTTGACCCGGTAGACTATAATAAGGAAACCGGGGAGATCACGTCTATTGGCTTGACCCTGTTCACTTTGCCTGTCACCATCGACGGCGTGAAGCGGATGGTGGCATTCGTTGGCCGTCAGCTCAGCGATACAGAGACCCGTGTGGAACTGCTCGGTGACGGTAAGGGCATCCTGAATCGGGAGTTGGAGACCACAGCCAATGCTTTCAAGGTCTATTTTTGCGAGAGCGACGGCACGGCGAGCATAGAAGATGACCTCGTTGTGGGAACAATGGGGCAGTGCCAGGAATTTAACGTGAAGGAGCGTGTCACGCATAACTTCACAAACTCTTATTATTGGGGCGTCTGCCTTGCTCACGGCGTAGATGAAGACGTGCGCATCGGTGACAAATCTGTCCCGTGCGTGTGGGGCGTGTTCTCACATACTACAGACTTGCTGACATTGACATCAGAGGTCAGCGGAAAGACGTTCACCTGTTACGGCATGGAGCAGAGCCGCTGCACATTCCCCGTGGCTGGTGACGACATGGTAGGCTTCGGCTGTGCTGATCCTTGGCAGGATGCAGACCGCTGCAATGCGATCATCACGGCCAGCAAGGACGGAGAGAACAGCGCCCCGTCTGTGATCTCGTACAGCGGCATTGGCCGTAAACGTGGCGGTAGTGTTGTCGGCACATTGGGCACATCCGCTACTCCATCTGCTTACCTCAATATCGGTGAGCAGTATAGCATCCCATCGGACAAGGCAGACAGCCGCCTCGATTTCCGTATCAGCAAGAAGGCCGGCAACGTATTCAAGGGCGACCTCTATTTCCGTGGAGATGACGGCATCCCGCATATCGTTGGTGCGACCTATATGCTCAGCGCGGACAAGAGCGTGGTGGAGTACGGTGGAGATTTGGCCGTAAAAGTATATAAGATCATCGACGGCAAGGCCGTGTCGCTAACGAGTGGCGAGCTGAGCAAGGCAGGCCTCACGGTCAGTCTCTACCGCACTGCGGCCGGGAGCACTACCGACGTCACCTCCAACATTTCCAATCTGACATGGAGCTTCCTCACGGGCAACTCGGAGATCTTTTCCAGTGTCGTGCTCAGCTTGATGAAAGGCAACGAGACACTCGATACGATGGCAGTATCTCTCAGCGCGAAGGCTCTGCCCCAGACTGAGGTGTGGCGCCTTGTAGCAATCAAAGAGCTGGCAGAGATCAACTACGACATCGACAAGGATCAATACAGCAACTACGCCGAACACGGCGAGACCGGCGATAATACCCTCGACAATGTTTTTGTCAAGTCGGGAAATATCGCCCTGCAATATTATATCTTGCATCAGAAGGGGGATGGCACGCCGACGCTATTCAGCAGCATAAAGGGTACTGTGGGTATATCCATAACTGTGACGGAATTGGGGGCAAACGGCAAGATACTTAGCGTCTACAGCAGCGACGTCAATGACGGCACCGTTTTCTTCTCTAACTTGTACAATTATCTTCTTTTCACAGATAGTTCCAGCGATAGCTCCAGTCAAGCAGCCGACGTGGAATCCGTGAGGGTCATGCTCAAGAAAGACGGTAATGTGCTCGATTATCGCGAGGTGCGCACCAACCTCGGCACCAATGGCGTGTTCGATATGAACAAGAAGTTCCTCGCATATATCTACTATGGCACTGATGGAACGAAGGGCACGCAGTATATCAACAGGCGTGTGAGCACGATGGAGGGGAACTTCAGCGAGCTCTCCTCACGGATGAGCGGCGCGGAGGGGAACATCCAAAAAAACACGCAGAAGATCACGGAGACGGCCGAAGAGTACAAACGGGAGCTGGAGACGGAGACATCAACTCGAGAGGGAGACGTGGAAAAACTGAAGACGAGCATTGAGGCGACGGCCGCGGGTATCAAGACGACGGTGACGAGCCTTTACACGGAGGGGAATCTGTTGTGGGGGGCCAACGTGATGGGGATGTTCCGTAAGATGTTTCGGGTGTACACCTCGGAGACAATAAGGGTAAAGGCGGGTATCACCTACACGCTGACGGTGAAGGCGTGGATGAGGGCGAACACGAACAACAGCCAGAAGCCATTCTATACCGACCATGCGATGCGGATCTCGCTGCACGGGACGAAGCTCATGGATAACTATAACGGGAACGTGGTCGCGGTATCCTTAGATCGGGACTGGGTGACCACGCCGGACCTTGACAGTTATTGCATCAACCGAATTGTGTTTACTGCCACAGAGGACACAGACCTGTACGTGACGATCAGTGAGATTGTGGAAAACTCCAGCAGCCCCGACCCCGGTGTGTATGGCGGGGTGTATGTTGACTGGCTGCGGATAGACGCGGGCGACCATGACACAGAGGAGAAAAACCAGTTCGATGAATGGGCACCGGCCGCCAAGGATATCGAGACCATCAACCTCTTGCCGGACCCGGAGTTCGAGAACGGGATAGCGTATTCGGACGCTATGGGAGAGAGGAACAGCTGGAACTGGAGCGGCAAGAAGATGGGGAGTGCGGTCAAATGGATGTCGAAAGACAACACATCTGAGGACGGAGCGTGCGGGGTGCTGTTTAACAGAAGCGGTGCAAACAGCGAGACGGCTGACGGACTTAGATATATCGTGCCTTTCAGAGGACCGGGGACGTACTCTATTTCATGTTTTGTCAAAGACCTGCATAAGACGGACTCGACTAAGCCTTCATGGGATGACGGCACGGGCTTGTTTATGGAATGCCACCCGATGAATGCCGACAAGGAACGTATCACCGGCGGCTTCTCAACCAGCGGCTTTCCACTCGATGACCGTTTTGGCGACGAACGGCATGAGAGTTCTCACACGTTCGGTACGACTGCTACGCACGATAACGGAGACGGCACGACGACGGAGATGAATATAGCCTATCTCGAAGTGCTTATCTTCCTACAAAAGAACGGGTGCGTGCGCGTGTCGAGGATGTGCCTGTCGAAGAGCGAGGATTATACTTACTGGAACGCCAATGCGCTGAGCACGGAGCTCGGCAAGATGCAGAGCATGGAGAGCTACGCCTACCAACGGGCGGACTCGATGGGCGCTGGCATCCGGAAGGGGTTGCAGAGCGTGGGATTCAGGATGGACAGCGCAACATGGTCTGTGAATACTTGGGGCAACCGCTTCGCGTGGTACGCCACGTATGATGATGCTGACAGCAATGACACCAGCAAGGCCGTGATGTACTTGGACTCAACGACGAACACACTGCATGTGAAAGGTTCGGTGACAGCCAATCTCTTTTATGGTATGACAAAAGAGGTAGCATTCTCAGAGTCTATGAGTTCATACACTATAGATCCGCAGAAAGAACCTGCAACGACTTACTTTGTCGATAATCATTATCGTTATGAAAGTAACTTCTTTATATTACCAAAGGCATCCGATTACGATGGATTGGAAATTAGCATATTCTGTAAACGGACTCTCGCGGAGACACGTATGTCTATCGACGCGTTCAAAGTCTTTGTCAAATGTGCAAATACCTCAGATCATCTCTACGTGAAGAAAAATATTGCTAACGTATTGATGCCCGGTGCAACGGGTTTGAATGATTATCAACATGTAGCAACGGTCGAAGATAAGTGGGTAAATTATACAGACTTTATAGGCACCTCAGTAATGATACAACAGAACTCCCTTGTGAAGTTTAAGAGCATCGGCGGAGCATGGTATGCTATAGAAGGACTATTTTCTGGAGAATAATATGAAAGTAATTACAAACGCTATCATTCCCCCAAAGGGGTACAAGGCTATCACCATTCTCAACATGGTGTTTGTCCGAAAGGGTTGCACGATGAGCGATAAAGACTTCAACCATGAGTGCATCCACTGGGAGCAAGAGAAGGAACTTTTTATAGTAGGCTTCTATTTGCTTTACGTGTTGGAGTTTCTCTTTCGTCTTATCAAGATGCGCCGCTGGCATGAAGCCTACCGGTCCATATCTTTTGAAAGAGAATGCTATGACAACGAGGCCAACATGGACTATACGAAAAGCAGAAAACGCTTCCAATGGATAAGATACCTCCATGGAGATTGTGAAAAAGAAGAAACGGAGACAAACAAATAAAAATAAAAAAATATGTCAGCACAAAAATTAGATAGTTCTCAGCTTTACGGCTTCCCGATCACCGAGCTGGGCACAGCGACGGCAGAGGAAGTCGCGTCGGGCATCACCCTGCCCGTCATCGTCAGTAACGGCAATGTCCTTAGCTATAAGGTGGTCGCCACTAAGACGTGGAGCGACTATGTAGCCACCACGACATCGGCAGCTATCGCTACATGGAACAGCCAGGTCAGCACAGCCGTCAGTGCGGCAAACACAGCCCGTGACAATGCACAGAAAGCCGCTGACGCGGCAAACGGAAAGATCCAAGCCCTTGACGCGGCTGTCAGCAAGGCGAATGAGCTCACCGATAACGTGAGCAAGATGGAGCAGCGGGTGAGCGGCGTGGGAACGGTGATCGACAAGGCGAATACGGCAACGGCCAATGCAAATGCCGCCGCCCAGTCTGTCGATGCCGCCAAAAATTCAGCGGCCACCGCCACACAAAACGCCACGGCAGCGGCTGCCAGTGCCAACAGCGCGGCAAAGGCGGCTACGGATGCTACGGAAAAGGCGAACACGGCAACGAAGAATGCCGATGACGCTACCGCACTCGCTCATACGGCGACTACTGCTGCCAACAACGCTTCTTCGGATGCCAAGACCGCTGAGAGTCAGCGTGCCGATGCCGAAAAACAACGTGCCGCTGCTGAGCAACAGCGTGCTGCTACTTTCCAAAAGCTCGCCGACGGCAATGCGGCAACGATCACAGAGATGCAACGTATTGCAGCGAGCATCAGCAATGCTCAGGGCGTGGTGCCGATGTCGACGATTCCTGCTTCTATCTGCGTCGAAGCTGACTTTACGGCCGTGGCAGGCGGTACGGTGAATGTGTCTCCTACATTTTTTGTGCCGCGAGGATGCAATGGCTCGGTGATGTATCATGTGGTTAGTGGTAATGCGAGTGCGCACCTCAATGGCGAGGTAACCTTATCCTCAGATTCGGGCGATGTATGTGTAGAGGTGATCCCCGCGCTGAACAACATGGCCGGGAAGGTGGTCACGATACATGCTACTGCTCCTACTGCTCTTCTCGATCTGTCGGGTGAGGAAATCACGGATGAAAAGGGAGAGACAATAACAGCGTAATTTCTTAAAAAATAAAAATATAATAATATGGGAAAATTCACAGATTATCAGAGTGCTACGCATCTGTCAGGAACAGAGACGATGCTGTTGGCACAGGACGGGAAGATCGTCACGGCAACGCTCGACATGCTGCGTGCCGCTTCCCCGAATAGTGCGGGTGTATATCCCGACGTGCCGCTCAACCGTGTGACCATCAAGCGAAACGTACCGCAAGCTTCCACGATCGTTGTCCTGGATGACAACCTGAGCATGGTGGAGAAGATTCGCTCGCTCTGCTATCCTTGTCTTGTAGACCGCAACTCTAAGGTGGCGGCATATCTCAACGGTGATGATACGACAAAGACGGTCGACGGTCTTGCCGCTCCGCTCGGTGACTATACGCTACAGGAGATGGTGCATCTCGGCGGATTTTATCATAAGTATGTCTACGATGCCGCACACAACATCAAGGAGACGCGCCTGTCGGTCTATCCTGTCAAAGGGTATAAATATGTGCGCGGCCGCTTCTTCCCGATGAAGATGGGTACAGTAGAGGAGCAGGGCGGAAAGAAGCTGCTGCTGTCTAATTCAAACAAGTGGTCGACACAGTACTACAGCGTACAGCAGTATCATGAGTTCGCAAAGAACCTCGGTGAGCACTTCCGCGACATTGCTATTCAGGACTACAACATATACCGCACGCTGTTCTTTCTATTTAAGGGCACCTACAATTCTCAGAGTCTGTACAACCTCACGGGATTTGATTGGGGAAAATGGGTGAATACACCGAACAGCGAGGATAGTACGACAACGCAATGCGCCCAACCTTACAAGTTAGGGATCACCAACTCCATCAAGGGACACGAAGGAGCACTTGACGCACAGACCTTCACGTATGCAGACGGTACTACCACCACATTCAAGCCTTACAAGTTCCTGTGGTGCGAAGGTTTCTTAGCTGGTCCCTACTGGATTCGCTGCACTGGAGCGTTAAAGAAAAATCACAAGTGGTATGTTGCTAAGGATATCAACACCTGTACGACCTTCGATCCCGGGGATGACAGTCACACATACCTTTGCGATGCTTGTCAAGACGAAGGTTGGATTGAAGAGACCTTCGAGGACACGATGTTCGTGACACAAGTTGGTGGCTCAGACAGTACGTATTTTTGCGACCACTACTGGCTAGTTAAAGATGACGCCACCTCTG